ACCCCTCCTACGGGAGGGGCACAGCCCCCCGATGTGTGATTCTTTCGAATCACGGTAGACCCCTTTAATAGGGCCGTACCCACCTGAGCTTTAGTGAGACGGACTCAGGGCGTCCAGCACGCTCTAAATGGTCCCTCGAAGCGAATGGCTCATCGCTCCTCTTGAGAAACCACTTGAGAAGGGCACCAGGACCATCGAGAATATCTGATGGTAATCTGGCATTCACTACAGCACCCTTAACCAAAGGATGATGTAGTTCGTTACACTGCTTATCTACATCGTAGACAAAGCTATGCATCCCCAAACACGGAGAAGTCTCGTGAATATTAGGTAAAGGGATAAACACCTTAACTAACTTCTCGAGGTATTCACACGGCCTAACGTATCCTTCTTTCCAGAAGAGATTTCGTAAAGATACCGTGGAAATAATCTCCGAAGCATGCGTGCGTCGAGTAGGGAACATTTCTCTGACCTTGACAATACTTACGTCTTGGCCATCGTAATATTCTTTACCGCAAGACTCTCTGAACTTCCCAGTCCAGAAAGACTTTCCAGTGTTAACCTTGAACCCAAAAGTTTCAAGAGCACTGACGACGCATAATGCCGCGTCTGTAGGGACGATAATATCGTCCCCATAGATACGCACTCGATCAGAAAAAGATGAAATACTTTTTCTGGTCACAGGCAAGGCATAGGCTTCATGTAATCCTATCATAACTATAGTCAAAAAGACCATAGCTTCGAATGGAAAGCATAATGCCGATCCCATAGAAGCGAACTTGGCCAAACGGATCACTCCGTGGCCAGGTACGTCAGCCCTACGTGACCTACACGCATCAACAGCATCTCTGCTGATGGTGTGTGTAGCTAATAGATCACGTACGAGCTGATTGGAGACACGGTCGGAGGCTTCGCTCAAATCGAGTGTTGCCAAATCCCCTGACAGGGATCCTTCCTGCGCCAGACGCTGGTTAGGTGTCTGGTCATTAAAACCAATCATTCCATTCAAGAAATTGTTGGATTCAATGAGAGGTACTAGGATTTCGAGAATCCCCTGCTGCACATATTGCATGCAGACAGGTTCAATAGCGATAATCCTAGGTGTCTTCAACGTTTTAGGGACAGAGATGACCCTTACGGGTCGTTCTGCTCCGGGATCCAGGAAGTGAACGTCCTGAACGCTAAAATAGCGCCAATTAGGAAAGAGAAACTCTCCTGAGTAGAAGAGCGACTCCAACCTATCAGTCCAATCCATGCTAAGGTACTTAGCGTTACCGCTAATGCCTTCGCATGTGGACCCAGGACCATGTTTAGGGACAATTTCTCCGTCGTAGATCTTCCGATCCACTTCATAGAGAACGTCTCTAAATAGGAGATCTGAAACGTACCGAAACTGTTGCTTTTGAGCTTCAGTTCGAATTGAATCATATCTTTTAACTTCCTGCTCACACTTGATGAAATTTTGCATAGCGTCAGCCTTGCGTGTATCGCTACACGGAAGGTTAACTTTGCTGTATAGCAGACAAATCTGCCTCACAGCTCGGATTGACGCAACACATGGTTCGTCAAGTAGCTTGCCTGTCACAGAACAGAACACACGGTTGGTGAAACCTGAAAAAAGTTTCGGGAGACACCCATTCTTCGAGAAACCCTCGAAGTAATGTGAACCGACCTGACCTTCTGCCAGACTTTTTTGGAAGTCCGCACAGAAAGCAGGTAGGGTAATCGTCAAAAACGAAAACCCCTCGTGCTCTGCTCGTACCGTGATGGTTTCAAGATCACGGTTGGTGCTGGCATTACACCTGGTTCCAGATTCTTCTAGAACCTCACGTAGAAATTCCAAATGGCTTTTCATCCCAGCTCCTTAAGGAGTTAAGGGAGTCCAGTCCATGGAATTTAACGACCCACTATCTTCTTAATTAAATAAACTAAGAAGAGAGCCAGAAGTTGAACCAGCCTAATAGCTTCCCAGAAGAATCTGAGAAACATTAGCGCCGGACGAAGCAGAAAGATACGCGAGGAGCGCATCTACTGCATTCTTCTGATCTGCAACAGCGATGCCGTAGTTCGGAGTGTCAATGACCAAAGAAATGGACATAGACACTGGAATGACGCCATCGGGGTTGAAGATATCACTAGCAAGGGTGTCGGATGTCAGCTTGGCAACCCTACGGGTACGCTTAGCGTACTGGTGGGAGATGACAAGATCGACGTTTGAAAAACCGTCAGGCGAATACTTAAACTCGCTAGACGTTTCTCCACTCTTGATCTTTGCAAGATCATGAGCGACACCGTCAATAGTGATTGTTTGAGGGTCGGAAAAGGACATGGGATGAACTCCTACGTGTGATGGAGAGAGATTTCAACCTCTCTGGATTTACGCGATGAGAATTTCTCACCACGATCCATAGTTATAGTCCGAGTTTACCCAAACGGGTAAAACCAAGAGCTACAGCTATAGAGATTTGAAAGGGTGTTAAACCCTCCCATTTGAACCCCACATTGAAAGGTCCAGCGGTAAGACGCTGCTTAGTTTCAGTAGTAAATTCCTGAAACAAATGCATAGTCTTTCCCTGAAGCTCAGGAGAAGCTCGCCAAGCGAACTCTTCTGAGGATCTTTTGAAGGACTGAGTAAGCTCGTACTTCACGGTCTGCGTTTTGCTTTCCATGATATAAGCATACTCAAGCTGGAGATCATTTTGGTTCAACTCGGTATAGTTTTTAATAACTGGACCGATGTTAATGACCCAATCTGATGCCCAGGACCAAGGCGCAATCTGCCAAAGAACTGAAGGTGTAATTCGTTCACCAAACAGATAATTGGCTAGTTGCTCCTGACGTGCAAGGTTCATTGAACCTTCAACGTAAGGAGGAACATAGTATGTAAAGCAACACTCTACCCAACGACGAACTTCTGTCGTTGTGGTAACTTTTAGTGTACCAGGGCCGTCATAAGGACTTGAAGTCAGAACAATCCCAGGAGCTGGGATTGCTGGCTCTGTCCTCGTATCGACCTCGATACTGAGTGGTGCTTTCCAACTGCGCTTCACTTTGGTACCGGAGTGCTCTATAAAATCTTCAAGAATCTTATTTTTATTCTTGATAGTATTATAGAGTTTGGTTGTATCCTTAAGTAAAGGAGCCCAACCGAACTGAGTCTGCAAGTAGGCCTTTCCGGCAGATTTTGCCTTATAAGCCCTACTCTTAAGACTCTGAATCTCAGAAAGATGAGGAATTCCCCCATCACTGAGAAGCTCTCCGACCATAGCGGCCGAATTGACACGGGGCGACGTTGGTATCAACCCAGCAATAGCATCCGACGCCACCGGAAGTAAAACTTCCGGTGACGTCGGTACTATGTGGGGGAACCAAGTGTCGTTTACATGATCAGCCACAGCGTACTGAGGAACATCTTTCCAAACACGGGCACCTATATAGGTCATCCCGGTTCGAATTGGTGTAGACTCAGCGTACTTGTGTTTGATCAAGGAAAAATTCCCTCCGACATCACCACGGATCTTACCGAGGTCTTTATGACCACGGTGACCCGCAGATTCGAGAAGGGAATCCGTACCAAAGGCATAGAATTCTTCAACATCGCTAGGGGGCAAATAAAGCTCCCTATCATCCCAAGTATAGCCTGTAGTATGGCGATACTCGGTAGTTGTAGATCTAGGCCCGGCCATAGTGAATGGTCCTTTCTAGGGGTAAGTGAGCAGATACCATACACTGTTTATAACAGTGGTTAGGTACTGCAGTGCAATGCCTAAGCATTAAGGGAGCCCTGGGGAGG